CATGGCGGATTGCTGACCGTTCGCCGTCCGGCGGGTTCAATCCGCCAACATGGCGGATTGCTGACCGTTCGCCGTCCGGCGGGTTCAATCCGCCAACATGGCGGATTGCTGACCGTTCGCCGTGATCTCCCGAGCAATAGCGAAGGGAGCGCAAAGTGACCGGCGTTGCCATTACCATCAAAGGCAGCGACGCGGCGTTTGCCGTGCTGGCCAAGGCCCAGGCGGCGCTGGCCACCCCGCGCGGGCTTTATGCCGACATCGGCCGCCAGCTGGTCGTCTCGGCGCAGTCGCGCTTTGCCGCCGAAAAGGACCCGGACGGCAGCCCGTGGCCGGTGTCGATGCGCGCCGCGCTTGACGGCGGCAAGACGCTGACGCACACGGCGCGGCTGAAAAACTCGATCACGTCTGAAGCGGGCGACAGGGAGGTCGCGGTCGGCACCAATGCGATTTACGCGGCGATCCACCAGTTCGGCGGGGTGATCAAGGCCAAGACCGCCAAGGGCCTCAAGTTCCGCCCGGCCGGCGGCAATGGCTTTGTCACGGTCATGTCGGTGACCATGCCCAAGCGCGCCTTCCTCGGCCTCGACCAGGACGATGAAGCCTACATTGCCAAAACCGCCGCCAAATTCATGGCGCAGGCGCTGGGGCAAACCGATGCTGGTTGACCTCGTTGCCACGAGATTGTCCACAGAAATTGCCGCGTTGACCGCGCGTGTCGCGCAGGCGGCGGAGCTGTCCGAGCTGGTCAAGCGCGGCCAGCTGCCGCAGGCGCAGGCTTCAGCTTTTGTGTTGCCGCTCGGGCTGCGGGCCTTGAGCGAAGCCGATGCGGCGGCTGGCGCGTTCACGCAGATGCTGGCCGAGATCATCGGCGTGCTGCTGGTGGTGCGCCACCAGGGCGATGCCACCGGGGCCAAGGCCCTGCCGACCATCGACGAGCTGGTTGCAGCCTGCCTTGCGACAATGTGCGGCTGGACGCCGGAGGCGGGCGGTTTTGCCTTTGCGCTGGCGCGCGGCGAACTGGTTTCCGCCGAAGCAGGCCTCGTCATCTACCAGATCGATTTCACGCTGCAGCGCCAATTGAGGATTTTCACATGAAGAAGCCCAGGGAAACCACAGCGCCAACGCCTGACCAGCTTCCGCCTTCAATCCCCGCCACCGGCGGCGCTTTCATCCGCATGCCGGACGGCAGCCTGGTGCGCGAGCCCACACCGGTGAAGAGCGGTCAAACCGCAGTAAAGGACAATTCCAATGCCGATTAACTGGAAATCCAAGATCATCCTGTTCGAGATCGAGACCGTTTACGGAACCGATCCGGCACCGGTCGGCGCGGACAACGCCGTCCTGGCGATCGACGGCAAGCTCTCGCCGATGGAAGGCGAGGACGTTTCGCGTGAACTGGAAATGCCCTTTCTCGGCGCACAGGGCATGATCCCGGTCGGGCTTCGCGCAAAACTCTCGTTCAAGGTCGAGCTGGTCGGCTCGGGCACGCCCGGCACCGCGCCCAAATGGGGTCCGCTGCTGCGCGCCTGTGCCGTCGCACAAACCGTCAATGCCGGGGTTTCGGTGGTCTACAATCCGGTTTCATCCGGGCATGAGAGCGGCACGTTCCACTTTTATATCGGCGACACCCGCCACGTCTTCACCGGGGCGCGCGGCACGGCGACATTGCGCTTTGCCGCACAGGCAATCCCCTATCTGGAATTTGAGTTCACCGGGCTTTGGGCCGAGCCGTCCGAGCAGGCGCGGCCAACGCCGGTGCTGACCGGCTTTGCCCAGCCGGTGATCGTGACCGATGCCAACACGCCGACATTTTCGATCAACAGTGTCATTATGGTGCTGCGCGAGGCGGCGCTGAACTTGAACAACCAGGTCGAGCCGCGCCTGCTGGTCAACTCGACCTCGATCCTGATCACCGACCGGGCCGACGCATTTTCGGCCCGCGTCGAGGCGATGCCGGTTTCAGCGTTCAACCCCTATGCGCTGGCCAACGCCCGAACGCCGGTGGAGGTCGCGCTGGTTCACGGCACTGCGGCTGGCAAGATCGCCACGCTGGCGCTGCCAACCTGCCAGGTCAAGCGGTTGTCCGGACTTGAGAACGCCCAGAACACGCTGGAATGGCCGCTGGAGCTGATCCCGCTGGCGGCGAGCGGCAACGACCAGTGGAGTTTGAGTTTGAGTTAAGCCCGCTCGCGCGGCTGCGCCGCCAGCGACTGCGCCGCACAAGCGCGCCAGGCACTGGAAAACTGAAGAAGGAAAAATCATGTTCAATATCGACAAGACCCCGATGTTCTGGAGCAAGGTGCGCATCGCCCTGCCGGGCGAGCCGGAAGAACATTTCGACGCGCATTTTATTGTGCAGCCGGTCGCCAAGGCCAAAGAAGTGATGAACGGCACGCCCGAGGCGCTGGCCACCTTCATCGACGCAGCCCTTGCCGACACTGCCGACATTTACGGCGATGACGAAAAGCCGTTCCGGTTTTCGGAGGTCTTGAAGGCGCGACTGCTGGCGATGCCGCATGTGCGCACCGCATTGCTGATCGCCTATGGCGAAGGGCTGGCCGCCGCCAGGTCGGGAAACTGACCATGGCAGCGCGGGCATGGGCCAAGGGCGAGTTCGCGCAGCCTGTTGCCGCTGACAACGAGCTGCTGGCCGACGCGCGCCGATTTGGCGCAACCCCGGCGCAGTTGCAAAACATTGCCAGCCATGCGGCATTTCTTCGGCCCGGATTTTCCGGCGTGTGGCCGCAGAACGTGCCTGCGGTTTCCGCCTTTCTCGCGGCTTCAAGCCAGTGGCGCACCGCCGGTTTGCCGGACGGGCCCGGCCGGTTTGTCTATCTCGGCCTCGACTATGCCGGGGCGGCAATCGCCTGGTCGGCGCGCCAGATCGCAATGACGCCGGAAATGTTCGCCGGCGTCCAGGTGATGGAAGCCGCCGCCCGCGCCCAGCTGAACGGGGCGCGGTCATGAGCCAAGAGGCGACGAGCGCGAGCGGGAGGCAACAAGAGGCGGCGAACGGCTTTGCCGCGAGCGGGAGGCAACAAGAGGCGGCAAACGGCTTTGCCGTGAGCGGGAGGCAAGAAGAGGCGACGAGCGGCTTTGCCGCGAACGGGAGGCAAAAATGAGCCTTCGGGTTGCGCTCGTCCTGACCGGCGATGCCGAGGGTGCCAAGAAGGCGCTCGGCGAAACCGGTGCTGCCATCGACCAGCTGGCGGCAAAAACCGCTGCCACCGGCAAGGCGGCAGTGGACGCGGGCAAGGGCTTTGAATGGAACGACGCGCCAGCCATCGGCAAGCTGCGCGGCGAGGTCGAGCAGACCGGCACCAGCCTCAAGGGAATTGCCGTTGACGCCCCTGCCGCCGGTGCCGGCATCGAAGAGGCCGGACGGCGGGCGGCTGGCGCCATTGCCGGCTTCATCAATTTGAAAGGCGCGTTGCTGGCGTTCGGCACCGGGTTTCTGACCGGCGCACTGGCCGGCGGGCTGGCGCGGGTGTTTGAAACCGCGACCGGCGCGGCAGCAGCCTTTGCCCTCGAGATTTTTGACGACACGCCGCGCATCGAGCGCAATCTCAAATCACACGCCGACCTGGTCACCCGCATCAAGCAGGCTTACGGCGAGGCAGAGGGCGCGGCCGCCAGCTATGGCAGCAATTCGGTGCAGCTGCTGCGCTTTGAAGCCCAGCAGAACGCCAAACGGCTGGAGGGTGACTACCGCGACCAGCAGCCCGATTTCAATGCATTCGGCGGCGGCGGCCTCAACAGCGGGGTTCTGTCGCACTATGGCGGCGGCGGGCCTTTCGCCCAATCGATTGCCCAGCTGCGCAAGGACGTGGCGGCGGGCAAATCCGACATCATCGCGTTTCGCAACGCCATCGCGGCGATTGCCGAAAACCTTCCGACCGGCGACCGGTTCCGCGTGCTGGCGACGGCGATCATCGAAAGCACCGACGCGGCGGCAAAGTCGCAGGCCGAATGGCTGCGCAGCCAGGACATATTGAAAGGATTGCAGGGCGATGCCGACGCGGCGGCAACCGCGCTTGGCGGCAATGCCGACAAATACCGCGCGGTTTCCGAAGCTTCGGTACAGGCGGCGGGCGGCATCAATGCCAGCTCGCAGGCGCTGGGCGAGCTGGAACTCAAGGCCGCCAACACCAACCAGAAACTGGCGCAGACCAGCCAGCTTTTGAACTCGATCAATTCGGGCGCGGACGGCGCGCGCGGCGTCGAGAATATCTTTGCCCGCATCTACGGCTATGTCACCGGATCAGGCGCAACGCCAGCCCCGCGCGGCTTTGCCCAGGGCGGCTTCACCGGAGCGGGCAGTGACAGCGACCCGGCCGGCATCGTCCATCGCGGCGAATATGTGGTCCCGGCCCCTGCCGTGCGGCGGATCGGCGTGCGCAACCTTGCGGCGCTGACCGGCATCGGCATTGCCGGTTTTGCCACAGGCGGCGCGGTTGGCGGTGGATCGGTTTCCGCTGGCGCGCGCGCAACGTCTTTCGGTGGTTTTTCAGGAGACCTTGCCGCCATGCGCGAGGCGATGCTGGCACAGTCACCGCAGCTCATTGCCGCCTACTCGGCTGAAGAGCGCGCATTGCAGCAGATTGGAACGGCGGCGGCCGGATCGTTCGGCGCATTTGTCAAGGGCGGCGAGGAAGCCGAGCAGGCGGCCATCGGCTTGTTGCGGCAACTGGCGCTGATGGTGGCGCAGACCGCCCTGCTCGGCGTGTTTGGCCAGCAGGCCGGAGGCTTTGCCGGGCAGATTTTTTCCTCGCTGTTCGGCGGGTTTCGTGAAACCGGCGGCGACGTTGCCGCCGGGCGGGCCTATGTCGTCGGCGAAAAGCGGCCGGAACTGTTCGTGCCGGGCCGCTCGGGCAGCATCGTGCCGTTCGTGCCGCAAGCGGCAAATGCGGGCAACGGCGGCAGCATGGCCATCCGCATCGAATTGTCGGAAGGGCTGGAAGCGCGAATTCTTTCACAGGCCGGCAGCCAGGCGGTCGAACTGGTGCGCGCCGCCACACCGGGCATCGCCAGTGCCGGATCGGCGAAGGCCAGGGCCGACTATTCGCGCCAGCGCTGGGGCCAGCAATGATCACGACGGTGCAGCTGCCCCAGTACATTTTCGGCAAGCAGGACGGGCCGTTCACGCTGATGCCGCACCGCCCGCGCGCGGTGTCGGGCTTCCGGCCGTCAACCCCGAAGTTCGGCCCGTCGCGCGAAAGCGTCTGGACGTTCACCCTGAATTCCGGCCCGCTGATCCGCGAAGAGGCTATCGAAATGGAGGCGTTCTTTGCCCAGATCGGCCATGGCGACTGGTGTTTCACCGCCTATGACACGCTGCGGGTTTTGCCGCTGGGGCGCGGCAACGGCTTTGCCGCAGCCAATGCCGAAGTGCTGTTCACCGACGCGGGCGGTGCGCCGCACTCGTTTGCCTCAAACCTTCGGCTCATCTCTGGCGGCACCACGGTGCTGGTCAAGACCGCCGCGCCGCGCAAGGCGACCTCGCTTTTGGTCAAGGGCATCGACCCGGCGCTGTCCGGTCAGAAAGTGCTCAAGCGCGGCGATCATTTTTCGCTCGGCCTGCCCGGCGAAATGAACCTGCACATGGCTACGGCCGACGTGGTTTGCGACGCCGGCGGCGACGCGCGCATCGAGTTTCTCGCACCGTTGTGGAAGCGGGCGCTCGCCAATGACCTGGTCGAGTTTTTCAAGCCGTCGGCCCGCTTCGGGCTGTACAGCGAAAGCGGCGGCACGGTCGAGCTGGTGCGCTCGGCCGGACAGCTGGCGCGCGGCACGCTGCGGGCCAGCGAAGTGCCATTCCAGGAGCCGCAGGAATGACCAACGGGCTGAAAGTCCAGCGCGCCGCCGCCGCCCGCTCAATCCATGCGGTGTTGCTGGTGGAAATCGACCACCCGGCCGGCATGGCCTGGTTCAACACCGGGACAGCCCATATCGACCATGATCTCGGTGAAGGCGACGGCGAGCGGACATGGCTTGGAACCGGCCTGATCGGCGCGGTCAACCTGCCGGAACTCACCACGGCAATCGAGGTCGCGCCGTTCACGCTCGAAATGGCGGTGGCGGACGGCGACCACGACTGGATGGTGGACGAAGCCGTGCGCGGGCGCCCAATCCGCATCTTCCTCGCCTTCCTGCGGCCCGACGGCAGCGTGCTCGCCACCGAGCCGGTAGAGGCGGCGGGCGTCATGGACACCGCAGGCATCGACGAGGACCAAAGCGCCAACCGCAAGATCGCCATTTCCTGCCTTGGCAATTATGCGTTTCTGGCGCGCCAGTCGGTTTCGCGCTGGACGCCGGAACACCAGGCTTCATGGCTGGCAAGCCAGGGCGAGGACCCCAACAGCGACACCGGGTTTGATGCCCAGCACGGCATTCCCGAGCAGAACGTTTCCTGGTACTGGCCATGAGCAAATCGCCCGCAGTCACCGCCGCCATCGCCCGCTTCCACGAACGCTCGGCACAGCCGCGCAAGCTCGGTTCCAATGATTGCTGCACCGGCGTTGCCGACGTGTTGGCGGCGGCATGGGGCGTTGACCCGCTGGCGCGGTTTGCCGGCCGTTATTCCAGCCTTGCCGGGGCAAGACGGATATTGCAGCGCGAAGGCTGTGACACGTTCCTTGACGGGCTGCGATTGGCCGCTGCTGATTGCTGGGCCGTCGAGATGGAAAGCGGCGAGAAGCCGCGCGATTTCGACCTTGGCCTCATCATCTTCAAGAACGGCTTGAGGCCGGATGGAAGCCTGTTTGCGACCCCTTCATTTTATCTGGACGGGCTGTGGCAGGCCATGACCGATGACGGGCTGGTCGCCGTACCGGAGCTTGGACACGGAGGCCGCAAATGGCGCTTGCGGTAAGCCAGGCGGTCGGCACCGCAATCATTGCCAGCGGAGCGGGATTTGCCGCCGCCTCGGCTGCGGCTACCATTGCCTACCTTGCTGTCACGGTGGCACCGCTGGCACTGGCCGCCTATGCCGCCGACCGTGCGAGGCAGTCCTATGGCGATGCGCGCTCGCCGGTCAATGACGAGCGCGGCCTGCAGCAGCAGATCCCCGAGGCCGCGCCCGAATGGCTGCGCGCCTATGGCACCGCCATCACATCGGGCAAGCCGTTCTTCTATCGCGGCGGTGAGGAAAACCGGCCTTATTTCTGGCTCGGTGTTTTGCTCGCCGCCCACCAGATCGACGGACTGGAAGCGATCTGGCTGAACAACAACCGCATCCTGATCAACCCGGCGACCGGGCTGGCGACGGCGGTTCCCTACTTCGACGGCGTGACGGCATTCATTGAAGTGTCGGTGCGCAACGGCTCCATCGACCAGGCAATTGACCCAATCATTGCAAGGGACTTTGCGGGCATCCCGGCAACGTTTCGCCAGCGCGGCCATGCCACGGCGGTGTTCAAGGTTCATTACGGCACCGGGGCAACCCGCGACGCCCAGGACGAGCTGCACAAGAGCCTGTTTGGCGACGGGCAATTCAACCCGCTGGTTGAGTTTCGCGGGGCAAAGGTTTACGACCCGCGCGCGCAGACGCAGGTGCTGGCCGACAGCGCGACCTGGCAGTGGTCGAACAACGCCAGCCTGTGCATTGCCGACTGGCTTTGCGATACCTTTCCGCACATGCGCGCCCGCATCGACTGGGAGGCGATGAAAGAAGCCGCCGACATTGACGGCGCGCTGGTGTACACCAAGGCGGGCGCGGTGATCGCCCAGCACACGCTCGACGGCATCGTGCGCTCGGGCGATGACGCGGCAAGCGTGCTCGAAGCCCTGCTGTCGGCCAATGGCGGGGCAATTGTCAGCAAGGGCGGCAAGATCAGCGTCCGCCCGGCAGCGCCGCGCAGCCCGGTCGGCACGCTGCATTCCGGCAACCAGCGCGGCGGCTGGCAGTACAGTGCCGGCAAGGCGCTTGGCCAGACCGTCAATGAAGTTCGCGCCGAATGCATGCTGCCCGAGCGCAATTTCAAGGTGCTGCCGATCCCGGTGATCGCCGATGAGGCGGCACTGGCGGCGGACGGCACGCCGCGCGCGATCAGCGCAAGGCTTTCGTTCACCCGCGGCCACGAGCGAGGCCAGCGCATTGCCGCAAGGATTTTCAAGCAGGCGCGGCTCGGGCAACGGGTTTTGGTGCAGGCGGATTTCTCGGCGCTCGGCTGGCAGATCGGCGACGTCATCACGCTTGACCGCGCCGAGCTTTACGAAGGGCTGGCCGGCACCTGGCAGATCGAGCGCAAGGGCTGGGACTTTGCCGCCATGGCTTTCGCGTTCGACCTTGCCCGGCACGACAACGCCGCCTTTTCCTTCGACCCGGCAACCGAAGAGCAGGATTTTGACATCGAGGAGATTACAGCATGAGCAACCCGCTGGTTGCCGCAATCCCGCTGGCCGGTGGCCAGCCGTCATCGGTGACGCGGCAAAACATTGCGCTGGCGGTTGCCCTGCCGCTGAAGGACGCGGCAGCGGTGACGGCCTTCAACGCGCTCAATCTGGCGAGCGATCTCACGCCCTATCCGGCAGTGATTTACGCCGGCACGGTGTTTGACTTCGATGCGGCTGACACCACCACAGCGCATGACGCGCCGGGCGGCTGCATCACCGATGCCAGCGGTCGCCGCTACAAGCGCAGCGTTGCCGTCAAGCCTGACTGGATTGTCCTCGACAAGGACCTGACTGTTCCGCCCGGATCACCCGCCGCCGGTGACGCCTATTTTGTCGCCACCGCTGCCACCGGCGCATGGGCCGGGCATGACCGCGACCAGGCGGTTTACGGCGCGCGCGGCTGGACGTTTCGCGAGGTCGATGAAGGCCACATGCTTTATGTCGCCGACGAGGCGAGCTTTTACCACATGCCCGCATCGGGCGTCTTGACCAAGGGCCTTGGCGATCTGGCACTGGCCAGCTCCAGCATCGAAGCCAGGCATCTGGCGTTCAAGATGGGAATGGTGGTTCAAGCCGCTCAAACCGCGCCGCCGGGATCGCCAGCCGACCGGGTGGCCTATCTGGTGATTTCCCCCGCCACCGGGGCGTGGGCGGGACAGGAAAACAAGGTGGCCGAGTTCGACAGCGCGCTGGCGGCCTGGCTGTTCCACACGGCGCGCACCGGCGACATTGTCATGGACGTGGCGGCTGGCTTCCAGAAGCGGTTTGCCGACAGCGCATGGGTGCAGGCAGCGGTCAGTCCGCCCGTGACGGAAACCGCGCTGGTGCGCCGGACCACAACCGCCACGATAAATCCCAACACTTCCGCTGACCGGCTGGTGATCGTCACCGCGCCGCTTGCCGCGCTTGCCGGGCAGAAAATCCGGGTGCGCGGGTTCTTTGCCAGTTCCGGCGCCGCCCTGTCTGTTCTGGGGGTCTATGTCGACAATGAGACCGCACCGCGGGTGGCGCTTGAGATCGTTGAGCGCAACTTCTGCTGCCAGTTTGTTCCCTCCGACACCGCCTTGCATGACATTTCGGTCAGGTGCGGCGGCACGGTCTCCCAGCTGACCACCATCGCCATCGGGGCCTGGGCGGAATTTGAGGTGATAGCATGACTAATCCTGTGGACGACGCCTTCCCGATCAACGGCACAGGCATTGCCGGCGATGTGCGCGATTTCATGAAGCTGCGCACGGTGCTGGCCTTAACATCGGTGAGCGAGGTTGCCGGGCTCGACTTGACGGGCCAGCGCTGGCTGCTGGTCGGCACCAACCGCGATTTCTTCCAGCATGACGCAGCCTGGACCGCCGCCCATGACGGCATCACCACGCTGGTCGATGCGGCGGGCAACCGGTTCATCCGCCGCTCTGGCATGGTGGCAACTTCGCTGTTCAATTTCTCGGGCAGCGGGGTTCCGTCAGGCGGGCTGGGTGTCAACGGCGACACCTATTACAACGTCGCCAACCACGACATCTACCAGAAGGCCGGGGGTGTATGGGGAAGCCCGGTCGGCAACATTTCCGGCCCGGCCGGGCAGCCCGGCCTTTCCTCCGGCCTGCCGTTCACGTTCTCGACCAGCACGGCGATGGGTGACGGCGGCACCGCAGTTTTGCGGTTCAACAATGCCAACGCGTCACTGGCAACGGCGATAGCCGTGACTGCGGAAGTGGCGCTGGCCGGGAACCCAAGCTACATTGGCGCACTGGCGAGCTGGGGCGCTGGCAAGATCAGCATCGCCAGCGCAGACGGCACGGCGCTTTTTACCGCTGACGTGACCGGGGTCACATCCAACACGACGTGGCTGCAATTCACCGTTTCAGGGGCGGTTTCATCCGGCGCGTTCACCAATGGCGGTGTCGTCACCGCCTCGTTTTCGCCAAGGGGAGCGCAAGGCATCCAGGGTCCGGCTGGCGATGCGGCCGGCCGGCCTTCATGGCTGTTCGTGCCGGAAATCAACGGCGTGCCAAGGCTGCCGGTGCTGCAATGGGAACCGGCGCTCGGGCTGGCATGGCTCAACGGCACCGTGCAGGCGATCAGCGCTATCTCGACCAATCACGGCGATGGCAGCTACACGCTTACCACCATGCCGACAGGGCTGGAAGCCGGGGTTTTGGTGTATGCCGATTGGGAGTATGCAGGCTCGGGAACGCCGACCGGTTCGTTCGTCTCGATGTCTGGCGGCAGCTTGCTGGAAAGCGAGCTGGGGCTGGAAGTGGAGTGGAACAGCGACGCCAATGTGCTTGGACTGGCTCCCATTTTGCGCGCCGCCACGCCGTCCATCTACCTTCCGAAAGTTTCCCGGTTCGGCAACAATCGCGGCATTGTCACCATGCCGCCGAACGGCGGCGTTCCTGCCGTGCAAATTGCCGACGGCGCTTTTTTTGCCGCCAACGTTTTATCCTCGTTTGCTGCCCCGGTCACGCTGACAATCGGTCGGCGGTCGTACCCGCCAAGCCCCATTGTTCTTGCCAACGCGACCGTGAAGCGGGTGCTGATATTTGCCGGAACATTTGACGAGGCAGGGTTTGAAGCGGTCTTCAAGGCAACCGACCCGCTGCCTGCACCGGCAGTGCCGACCCTTCCCGACTGGCTGCCAAGGATCGCGGCTGATGACGGCAGCCTGCTTTATCCAGCCGTGCTGGTGGATGACATCCGCGCCCGCTACTGGCAGAACGGGGCGCAGCGCAGCGCCGCGCAGATCATCGAGAACCACGGGGTTGGCCGGCGCCTCAAGCGCGGCCCGAAGCTGACGGCGGCAGGCGGTGTCTGCGCGGTGACCGACTTCTCGCCTTCGGCGGGGGTCTACACTTTTGCCCAGGCCCCGGCAGGAATGCTGGTGGCTGGAACAGACACAGCATTAGCGCCAGTCGGGGGTTTATCGAGGCTTGAAGTCGTCATTTCCACGTCCGGCTCGACCACACCGGGCGGGCTGATCAGCGCGGTTGTGTGGCTTACTGCCAACAGCGCAAACAACGGCTTTGACGGGCTCGCCCCGGCTCCGCTGGGCGGCGGACAGGTTCTTCCGGCACGCGGATGGGGCATCAACCGGCTTGCGGTTTCCTGCCCTGCGTCAGGCCCGGTGCTGCGGCTGTGGGACATGGCCGTGGTGGCCAGCAACAACCCAGCAGTGAGCACTTACGGGCCGCAGGACCACTGGAAACTCGGCGCGAACTTTTCCGACGGTCAGCCGCTTACCAATGCAACTGTTGAACAGTTCATGCTGTTTGGCCGCGCCTTGAGCGCCGCCGAACTCTACCGGCTGGCCGAATGGAACGAATACCGGGCGCAGGCTTCCGTAGCGGTGGGCGACAGCCTGAACAACGGCGCGATGCTGACCGACTGGCTGCGCTGGCTCTACTGGAGCCAGGGGCGGACCTACCTGCCGATCTGGAGCTTTGCCCAGGGCGGGCGCGGCCTGAACTATTTCCTGCAATACATGACGCAATGGGTTACCGCACACCCGCGCATGAAGGACTGGAAACTGCTGCTGAACGAAGGAGGCCTGGACTATCAGGGCCTTGCGCTGGACGGCGTGACCACGGAAGGGCCGTTTTCCGACCGGCAGCTCACAATCTATCTCCAAGGCCTCATCGACCTGTTTGACGGCATCGCCATCATCGAGCCGCACGCCAACCAGGCCTATGTGCAGCAGACGCGGCTTTCGGCGATCAGCGCACCGACAACTGCCGGGACCGCCTGCCGCCTTGCGACGGCGGCCAGCATCACTTTGCTGTCCGGGCTGTTGACGGTGGACGGCGTGGCGAGCGTTGCCGGCGACCGCATCCTCGTGACCATCGCGGCGAACCCGGCAAATGCCGGAATATGGATTGCTTCTGCCGGAGCATGGACAAGGGCGAGCGACGCCGATACTGCCGCTGAATTCGCTGGCAAGCATTATGCAGTGACGGCAGGGAGCACACTGGCTGGCAAGAGTTTCTTCGCCCTGCCTTTCGAAACGATGGGAACGCAGTCGGTTGTCTTTGCCGAGCGGCTGCCGGTGATCGACAGCAGCTGGGTGATCGTGCGGGCCTCGTCCACCCTCAATGTCTGGCTCTACAATGACGGCGACAACGCAATCGAGTGGCAGGCGGCAGGCAGCCTGCCGGGTGGCGGCTCCACCGGCACGTGGCTTTACCCCGGCCAGAAGCGGCTGATCGCGCTTTCGGCGCAGGGGCTTTATGTTCGCTCCGGGCGGGCGGGTGACACTTCGCTGGTGCGGGTTTGCCGCGATACCGAAGTAATCGGCGACCAACTGGTGACCACGCTTGGCCACATCAAGGCGACGTGGCCCGCTTCATGGGTGGCGACAACGCCGCTGCTGGCGACACAGGCGGTGAGCGATGCCGAGTACATCCGCAACCGGGCGAGCGGCACCACGCCGGTTCACCTGTTGCTGGACGCCATCCACGTGGACGATGTGGCAGACGGCGATGCCAGCGGAGCGGTAAACCTTGCCGAAATCCGCAACGCGGGAACCTACTGGCGGGCGCTCGCCGTGATGAATTGGCTGGCCAACAACGGCGTAAACACCTGGAAGGCCGGGAAATGGATGTGAGGCAAACGGACGTGCTGACACAAAAATCAAGAGGCAATTAAGCCACGGTTTCGCGCCGGTTTCAGCCCCTCAAAGCCGGCTCCAGTACAGCGTCAATCCTGTTCTGAAGTCTGGCGCAATTTAATTGCCGATCCCCGCTTTATTTTGTCCATCAACGACTGCCCGCCAATCCGGTCAATCTTCGCCCGGTTCAACATGGAGCCGGTGGCCTGCAGCCAGTTGCTCGACGGGGTGGAGCCGCAGATCATACGGGCAGGCAAGGACCATTTCGAGCGCACGCTGGCATTGATTTTCATCGACGGGCAGGACATCGGCAACATCCTGATTGCCGAAGGATTGGCAAGGAAGTGGTCCGGCAAGCGCGAAAACTGGTGTTCTACAGGCTCTTGAGCGGCGATAATCCGGTCGTTTTTGCTCTAAAAATGAACGTCAAAATTCTAAATTCGGGCGACACGCTACACCGGGATTGCCAACGGCGTGGAACCAGGGTCTGGGCGCAGCCGCAAGTCGACGCGAAACACATATCCATCACCGGTGCGTTCCTGCAAAAGCCGGATCAACGCCTTGGCAAAGCGGGTGAACAGCGTGGTCAGATCGTCGGTGCTGAACTGCATTGCCGCCCGTTCGAAGAACAGGATC